CGAATAAGTTCAGCCTGGGCCCTTGTTACTGGCCGGTCGAAGTTAACCAGGCCATCGGCGTACTCTTTACGCAGTTGATCGACAGAGAGTTTCTCACCAGACTCACCTGCGCCGCTGAGTGCCGATTGCTTAACAAGCGCACCGGTGAAGCCCTCAAGTACGTCGAAGTTGTATATCCTGTCGTACACGGCCCCCGCTGACGGAGACAGCTGTGACTGCAAATCAGCTTGCATCTCTTGGTCGTTCTGCGCGGCTGGGAGAAAGAGTGTGCCCATTACTTGGCTCCAGTAACTCGTCCAGTAACCGCCCGGCCATCCAGCAGTCCGCTCAAGAAGTCTGTGTCAGAAAAACGGATTTCGTACCGGTTACCCTTGGCATCCATTACAGGAACAAACAGCCCAGGAGCGCCCTTTGCCTTAACTGCTCGGTATACGCCAGAGCCATCTTCATTGGTAAGCCAAACCAGGTTACGAGCATCTTTGATTGAGTCTTCTGTGTAAGCTGGACTCAGGTATGGATTTGCTGATTTAACTACTGGCTTGAATACCTCGCCATTGGGCTGCCTCCAGGTCTCAGCAACTCGCGACAACACCTTGTCCACACGCTGCGGGTCATACCCCTGGTGCGTGTACGGATCTCGTGTAGGCACGTAGTAAGTACCATTAACAGTCATCTGCTTCTTAACCAGGTCCTCGACCATAGACTTTACCAGATCACTACCTGACGTCTTAGGGTCACGCGCTGCAAGGAATGCTGCTCGCTCCATTGTCTTGGCAAACGTACCAGCGTACTCGCCGCCAGCCGTGCCCCCTGTTACTGCCAGCATGTTCAGAAATTGTTGGTACTCTTGATTCGATGTCAGAGCATTACGCACCTCTTTGATGCGTTCAGGGGTCATGCCTGCAGTAACCTCCTCCTCGGACTTCGATTTCAGGGCTTGAGCGAACATGTTGCCATAGGCTTGCGTTCGAGTAAAATCAAGGAACATGTAGCCCTTGTCAAGGCCATTCGCATACAACTCCCCCATGAACTTAGCATACAGGCGCTTGTTCTGAGGCGTCTGGTTCTGACCAACAAACTCCTGCTGGATTTGGCTCATAATCTGCTGGGCCTCGTCAAGGGTCCCAGCATCCTTAATCCGCTTTACATACCCCTGGGCCTCATCCTTCGTAAGCAACCGCTGCTGAAACTCCGGAAGCTTGAACTGGTTTTGTTGAATACCAAGACGAGTAGCAACACGGGCAGTAATAGGTTGCCCAGGATAATTGGTTGGATCGAGTTCAACAGCGTTTCGCTCGGCGGCGGCGGCAGGATCGTTTGCCCGCAACTTAGCCTCTGCTTGTAGCATGTCAGCAGTGGCTCCAGCAATTTTTGCCCCGGCCACTCCATTTGGGCTTGACGATAAAATTTTTTTGACGTAGGCTTGCGTCTCAGAAGGGATGTTACTCATCCAATCGGAGCCGTACTTCTCCACAGCCTTGGCGACGCGGCCTTGACCCCAGTTGTACGCCGCTAGGGCTTTGGAATAATCCCCGCCAAACTGGTTCAGTAGGTCCTTCATATAGCGAGCTTGACCAGCAATGCTCGAATGCGGATCCGTTGTATCAACCCCATACTGGGCAGCTGTCGCTGGTTGAAACTGGCTAATGCCTAGTGATGGTTGCCCAGTTGACGTCTTATCATTGCGGGCATTCGGGTTACCCCTAGACTCCGCCATGATCTGCGCTGCAAGTACCCCGGCATCAACACCCGTGTCACGGGACGCCTTCGTGATGGTTTCGGTATAGGGTACAAGGGCTTTTTGGGAGACCTGTTCAGTCTTGAGCCGTTCGACCGTGGATGTAAGATCCCCATGTCGGATTTCTCTGGCGACGACTTTCTCACGACTCATAACCTCTACCTGATCCTGATACCGCTTGTAGCCAGCTGGTCCAAGCAAATCTTTCACCTGCCCTAGGTTGTATCCGGCGGGCAGTGGCTCAGTCGTCTTGCCAATGCTATAATCAGCCAGGTGGTCTTCAAGCGCAATGCGCAGTTGAGTTGTAGCCTCAGACCGAATCTGATTCGATGCTGCCAGCAGGTGTGAACGAAGACGATCGAGCTTATCTCCGTAGAGATTGAACCCCGGTAGTTTGTTGAACTCACCGGCATCGAGCCTCCGCAAAGCCTCGCCTGGATTCTTATTACCAACACCGCGTACAACAGTCTCAGAAAAGTGCGAAGACACATCCTCGCGCAAGCGGTCTTTCACACTTGGCGGAACATTCATCGCATTGATAGACTCAAGACGCGGAACCACAACCGACGTGTACAGGTCAGGATTCAACAGGAGGGCTTGAGATTCCTTCTTCGCGTAATCAACGGTTGTCTGCACACGGAAGCGTTGTTTCTCCTGCGCCTCAAATGTAAGAGCTTGTGAGAAGAACTGGTCTTGGAACTGACGAGCCTGAACGTCAAACAACTGTTGCGCTCGGGTATTGGGAGCCTGTTGGCGCAGTTCACCAAGTGAGTCCTCATAAGCCTTATTCTGCGCAAGGGCAAAACCTTCCGCGCCAGGTTGTGCATAATTCTTGTCGTCCTCCATCTTCGCAACCATGCGATTACGGAAGTCTGTCATCTGATTGATTGACCACAGATGCGCGTCATACTCTTGCTGCTTCTCGAACTCAGCCTTCGCCCGCAAGTCGGACTCATGAGAAGCCCTTGCGACTGCTCCCAGGCCTTGGCCAATATCTGCAAGACCCTGTGCAGTATTCAGCGGGCGCATGTCAGGATTGTTGCCTGCCCCTTGCAGGGATCCTCGCGCTTGATATGTGTCGATTTTCGGCATTATTTAATCCTCAATCCCTGTCCACCGCCCATATAGTCAAGATTTGGAGCTGACGGCAATTTCAACCCAGCACCGGAGTATGTCGGTTGGTATACTGGGTTAGCTTTCAACTGATCCTGCATGTTGCTCCACTGCGCATAGCCTGTCAAGATAGACCCTGTGGCCCTCATGAATCCTTGCGTTTGAGCTGAAGCTCCCTGCAGACGCTGCAGGGCCGCCTGTGTTCTGTAGCCGTTGGACTTGATTACGCCATTATAGCGAATAAGTAGCGCGTCCATTTCAGATTGCATAGTCGTGTCTTGCGCGACGTCTAACGCTGAACCAGTCATCTGCACGCCAGCCTTAGCGTACCCTGCGCGTTGTTGGCCAAGCAGTCGATCAACACCCGCTCGGAAATTACGTTCCTCAAATGCAGCCTGCTGCTTGGCTAGATCAGCATCAAGCTCCGCTTGCTTAGCGTTAAACTCTGCAGCGGCCTTACCTTGCTGACCAGCCCAGATGTTTGAGAACGCTGATGCCGCCGTAGATGCTAGCATAGCCGTTGATGTAGCGACAGCCATAAGCCCTCCTTATTCGTAGACCACCATCCACGGTACCAGGCCGGTAATCGTGCACGGATATGGTTGATCTGCTACGAGTGTAACTTGACGGCTACGATCGTAGTCCCCTGGGAAATTCACTACCTGATCCCCAGTAAACAGCGGCGGAGACTGATCCATCTTATGAAAGCCCATCCGGAACTGAATCTCCTGAAGTTTGTCCTCAGACGGACCGAACTTCAATCCTAGCGTATTGAGCAATCGTAAACCCAAGCGTTGCACGCGACCAGTCTTTGTCTGTGCCGTACCCTCATTGCCACCAGCCTCATAACGAATAGACCGCAGCTTTGCCGTATACGCTAGGCCAACGTGAATAACAGATGCCGGACGATCGAGGGTTATTTGGCCGGAACTGTTGACCACCTTTGGGGCCCGCACTGAACCATCCCCCAGAATGGAGACTGTTTCCCCTTTGAGGTGATCTAGACCGGAGACAAGGGTTATTGGGGTTCCGTTATAAGAGAGGCCACAATCCACAAAGAACGCACCATCCTTATCCTCGGATGAACTCGGATAGAACTCAGGGTCTAGTCTCTCAATGTACTGGGTGGTCCCGCCGTCAATGGTCCTGGCGGTGACCACCCAGAGCTCATCGTTATCCGCCCCAGGTATGCAGGCCACGTGCTTTACGTGCGCGTCTGCGCCACCGAGGATGTGGCGGTGCCAGCCAAGGACTTCCTGCTCCTTGTTATACGTGAAGCCGATCAACTGGCCGTCAGCTCGAGCGCTCCACACAATGGAGTGCGGCTCTTGCTGGTAGTCCATGCTGGTCATTCCACCCAGCGTAATATGCTCAGAAAGAATCGTAACATCGTTAGATCGGAAGCCATCAACGTTAAAATCATAAAAGTATTCGCGAAGCTTCCGACGCGCCCTCTGCCAGAAGAGCAGATTCTTATCCACCAGTACAGGCTTAACATTAGCAGCTCCTCGCGCAGTTTCACGAATGACACGCACATTCGTTGGCGTAATCGCCTCATACAGCGAACTGGCCGAGACTGTAAATTCGCCTGAGTCCGTCAAGATCGTCAGGACTTTTCCTGGAACCATCCAACGAATAAAGTTCACGTCATCAGTGCTCAGCGTGTAGTTGAGCCCTGAATCGTCAAGCACCTTACCGGCAGCATCTGACGGTGCAAAGTTATTGAAATCGCCAGAACGCGTTGCCCAGACAGTTTGCGGCTGCTGGGTGGTATTCGCGAACCACAGGCGTTCCTCAAAGAAGGTAGCCAGTGACGGCCACCCAGTCGTATCAGACCAGGCACCAAGACGCCAATCAGAGGTGGCACTTGTCGAAGACGCCGCGACCTTAAGCTCCGCCGTTACTTGCGTGGCACTCGTGAACGAGGTGATGACGGCCCACGACCAGGCCGTAGATGGGCCAATCCGCACTAGACGCCCAACGTCGGTTGCCGCAAACGGAGAGTGCCCTGTAGCTGTAATCGTGACTGGACCAATAGCTGTACCGCTGACAGCTAATTTCTTGGCGGTGTCGGAGTTGACGTCCATGTATGGACCGTCCTTGAACTCAAAGTCCGTGAACGTCCAGCTAGTATGCCCTGTACGAGACAACTTCTTGGGCTTAACCTGCGGATGGAACATGAACAACACGTCTGCCGACTGAACGAACTTAACGTTAGCCAGCTGGTCCTGCGTATAGGTATGGGCAAGTTCGTACGGAACGCCGGTGCTAAGGATCTGACCGCCATCCTTGAAGAATCGAAAATAGCCTGCACCAAATTCAATGATGTACGCTTGAATGGTTGAGAACTTAAACGGAATCAGCCACGTATCCGCTGACGTTTTTGTCGCGGCAATGAACCGGAAACCAGGGCGCTTGGTCACACCACCGTGAGGCATGATCAAGAAGTTCTCCAGCAACTCGCAGCCGTTCTGGTACTTTTGAACGTCAACCCGGGACATCAGTCGCGGGGACATCTCACCAGTGGTGAAGTTAGTCTGGATGATTGACGCGCGAGCCATTACCGCGACTCCAGCCAGTCAGCTGCTTCAACCATCTGAAGCGAGTTTTCCTGTGCATCGACAGAGCGTGCTTCGCGTACGGCCAGCTTATATTGCTCCCACATCTGCTCCTTGAGCGAGTTCGACTGAACGATGGGCATTGCCAGCAAATGCGCTAGGTAGGCCGCAAGCGCCTGAGACAGCAGGGCATCATATTCGTTCGGATCTTCTACCCGAGCGACATACTTAATCTTGATGATGTTGGAGTTACACTGCAGCTTGCGACCCTCAATCGTAAACGGTTCGTCGGACTCGAGTCCAAGGGTTCTGAGGCAGTCTGGGGGCAGTTGAAACGAATATGACCAACCGTACACGGGTTGGTCAGCAAGCGGGGCCAGGACATCGCGTTTTACCGCGCAGTTCCAGGGGTATGCGCGCAGAACTGCATCCCGGCAGATGGGCCAGTTTTGCTTGATGAGAATAGCGGACTTTTGCGGGTCATCCAGCGAAGTGATCAGGTCAGCTCCGATGTATGTTAGCGCTAAATTGGCAATCTCCGTGATTGAACTGGCCATGGCTCCTCCGAAAAGGCCGTGATGGCCCTTTGGAGGAGCTCATCACGGCAAAGGCTCAGCGGCAGCTGATTAGTCAACAACGTACTGCAGGAACGTCTTGAGCGTGCCAGCAGTCGCCGTGGCGGTGCCAATCGTAATGTAGATGTCTTCGCCGTAGGCGGCGGTGATTTCCACACCGAGGTTTGCTACCTGGTCCAGGAACAACGGGGCTGCAGCCGTAGTGTATGCACGAGCAGAGCCGTACTTTGTCGCTGTGATGGTGCCACCCAGTTGTCCACTAGCTTGACTCGGGGCGGAGCCAACAGACAGAGTTGCAGTACCCTGCGCCGTGCTAATCACGATGCAGGACTGAGGAAGCAGACGAGCACCTTTCGGCAGCTTGCCAATGCAAATGGTGTCGCCGGCCAGGTGCGCGACGCCGGGCTGCGCGGCCAGAGTGAAGTCGCCCTGAAGGGTACGTACGCGGCCGCCGATGTCCCCAACCTTTTGGGGAGTCGGGGGCACGGACAGGATGCCAGCTACTTGCGTCGTATTGCTGTTTGCCATGTTCGATTCTCCTTAATTCGGTTGGTTACAGGACGGTTTCGTCGACCTTGATTTCGACGACGCCTTCTTCCTCCATACGCGTGGCGCCGATACCCATGGTAACGTACACCTGCATGGAGTTGCGCTTGTCACGACGCGGACCGACATCGACCATCGGGTCTTGCGACACAGCCAGGAGCAACTTCGACTGCACCCAGGCGATGTGGCGACGATAGCCAGAGCCATCAGTCAGCAGGCGTTGCGTGCACACGAACTTGAAGCCCATGAACGTGTCAACCTTGCCCTCGACCAGTGCCTTGACCACGTTGTAGTCTTGGGACGTGATTTCGATGTTGCGCAGCAGGCTGTGCAGGCTGTTGGCCGTGCAAGTCATAATGCGGGCTTCATCCGGGTCGTTGTCATACGCGTCCAGGATTTCCTTGGCCCGACGGATCTTGCCGATGGTCAGGTTGCCGTTGGCCGCAGAGCCAGATTCGACGTAGTTCACAGCGACCTGGTTACCAGCCGGGAACGACACGCTGGTTTGACCAGTCTTACCGCTGTACGCCGTATCGAAGGCGGCACCGATGATGGCATCATCCATCTTGCGGCCCATGGCGAAGACAGCATTCATCGCGTAGGCGCTCGTCGGATCGATGAGCATCTTCAGCTTATCCTGACGGTCAATCAGGTCAGCCCAGTCGTAGTCACGCAGGGAGACGCGCCGGCGATCATGCGGAGTGCTAACCAGCGGGGTGTCTTGGTGACGACCGGTGATTTCAACCGCGTCGGTAGCACCGATACGGTCGTAGAACTCAAACTCGCTATTCTGCGGTTCGACACGGACGAAGGGGCGCAGACGCGAACCCTTCTGCTGGACCAGCATGGAAACGTTGTTCCGGTACTGGTACACATATGCTGCATCAACTTGGAAGGACATTATAGTCTCCGATGAAAAGTGGTTAAACGATTCTTCGGAAAGCTACCCGGTAATCCGGACCCTCCTAGCAATTCAGCACCTGCTTTCGGTGAGGAACTTTCTCCTGGTCATACGGACACTTGCGTGCTACCCGTCTATGATCAGTATTATAACACAAAAACGCCCCGTGTAAACAGGGCGTTCTCGGAAATTAAATTAACTTTCGACCTTGCCAGGGTACGCCACCTTGAACAAGCGTTCCATTCGCTCGACAGCCTCCTTATGGCCGGGAGCGTCCTTGTTCATGTAGGCCTTCTGGAAGTCAGTGTCAGTTTGCAATTTGCCAATTTCAGCCTTGGCCGCTTCCGGTCCGGCAACAAAGCCCGACTGTGAGGAGCGTCCGCCGAAGGCCTGATCCTCACCCAGTTGCTTGCCGATATTTGCGAACAACTTGATCAGCATCGGATTGTCACCCTCACCAGATTCGTTCAGGTACTTGACGAGGTCTTCGCTGCCGAAGGTCTCGACCGCACGTTGTGCAAGTTGAACGTTAACGTCGAACTCATTGCCCTTCCACTCACCGCGCAGTTGCTCAAGGGCTTGTTCACGCTGAGCGCTGCGAGCCTCTTGCCTAGACTTCATGTCGCCGCCGACCTTGGCCACATAGTCTTGATACAGACCGTCAGCTTGCTTTTGCGTCAGACCGTGCTTGTGGAAGATGTCTCGGGCCCACTTTTGAGTAGCCTCATCCTTCGGCACACCTTCGACCGTGGTCTCGGAGAACTTGTATCCGTCTGCCGCGCCGGGTCGCCCGAGCTTATTGTAGAAGTCAGCCATCTCAGCCGGCGAAGCGTCGGCCTTCGGCAGAACAATCTTGTCGGCGCCGATCATCGACTGTGCGTGGACAAAGGATTTTGCGAGACCGCCGACGTCCTTAATGTCAGTGAGTGCCGGGTGCGCACGCAGGTCCTCAGGCAGAGAACCCCGCCAGTCTGCCGCTCCGCCAGTGCCGCCGGTCAGAGTTGAACCGCCGCCAGAACCATCTTCACTGCCCTCGGGGGCGCGAAGAACATGCCGCTGAAATTTATTCATTTGTTGTTTGCTCCATCAATTGTTGAAGTTTGCCAAGGTCGTAGTTCAGCATCTTGAGAATACTCAATACGACACGGCGCTCGCCATCCCGCATAGCTGTAAGCTGCGGGTCACCAGGGGCGACGACTGGCTCGAACACGTGGCAGTTCTTTGCCAGATGCGCGAGCACAATCTCGCCCTGAGGTGTCTCAAACGTCGACCGATAGGCTTCGACCAACGCGTGTTTGTTACCGAAAATCTTCTGGAGGGCGTCACGCACCATTCTTGCCTCCGTTAACCACAGCCAGGCTTGCGGCGCCCTTACCGGCCTTATTAAACGAGTCTGCCGCCATGTTCAGCTGCTCCGCTTGGACCTGCTTGGCCTGCGCATCAGCACGTTGTTGGCGAAGGTCTGCGACCTGCTTGTCCGTGAGCAGGGTCTTATACGACACATCGTACACGTCAGCCATAAAGTCAACCACGCCGTCGCCGTCGATCTTGTCAAGGATTTCCGGCTTAACAGCAGCTACTTGCGCGAGGGTCTCCATCATGCGCTGGAAGGCCATGACCTGCGTCATGCGCTGAGCCTTAGCCACTGGCGACACATAGTCAACCTTCAGCTCAACACCTGCTAGCTGCTGTGGAATCTCTCCGAAATAGCCCTTGCGCAGAAGAATGCCGAAGACGCGATCGATCAATGGGTCGAGGAACTCGGACTGCTGGCGACTAATTGCTGGAGCCATGAGGCGCATCTTTTCCTCAGTGCGCTGCATAACCTCAGTGGCCGTCATCTGTGGGCCTTCCTGCAAGTTCATCCAGTCAACGAAGAAGCTACGAATGATATGTTGCCGGCGTGAATCAATCAGGTCGAAGCCAATATCTACGCGACCACGAGTTTCCAGCGGCCGAATCAACTGCTCTGGGTTGAGTGTCGAATTGTAGTAGTTGATACCACCTGGCGACGTCTTGATCGGAAGTAGGAAGCCCTCATCTGGCATCATAAGCGGCGGATCAACAATTTTCTGGGCCGCCACGATAATGGTCTTTGCCATGGCGTTAACCATGCGAATATCGGGCATGGCTGTCATTGCCGGGCTACGCCCATAGCGTTCGCCTGTCAGTTTGCTCCAGCGCGGTACCATAAACGGGAAGTCATGGTAGCCAGACTCGGCCAGCACCAACTTCTCCTGTGGGTACAGGTACCATGAGGCAAAGCGACGCGCCTTCGGAGACGCTGAACGCGGATCGAAGTCCTTACGTGGTGCCACGAAGTGGACGAAGTCATGCTTCTTCAGAGGGTGCTTGCGGGCCTCTTCTTGGAACTTAGCTGACGGAAAGTCAGGCCACAATTGAAGAGCTTGCCTGGCCTCAAGTTTAAACGTACGACCGATGGTGTCTACACGGCCGTAGGCATCCTCATCAATAACGCAGTCTGCCAGGTGATACGTACAGAAGCGCAGCGGCGCATTCACGTACTCTTCTTCAACGTACATGATGCCCGTGCCAAAGGCACCAAGGTCGAGATAGAGTTCGTGGGCTTGCGGATTGAAGTTCGTCTTCTGCGAGTTGAAGACCCCGAACATGATGTCCGTTGAGTTCTGCAACCAGCGCTGAACCTCATCATCCTCACTGAGGGAGTCTTCCATCTCCACAGGAAGCGCCAGCCTAAACCAGCGCTGCGTGGGACTCGTGAGGTACGAATGCAGCCCTGACGCCAGTTGCTCTAGCGCCCACGGTGCCGTGGAGTCATAGATCTTGTTCTGGAGTTCCTGACCCGGCGTACGTTCGTCGTAGAACGCGCCACGACGCGGCAACACTAGATCTGCAGCATCTTGCCAGAGGCGGTTCCAGTTCTGCTTTTCCTGCTTGAGCTCCTCCACGCGTTGGCAGAGGTCCCCAGCAATCTGCTGTTGATCGTTCATTTAGCCTCCCAGGAGGGTCTTGGTAGCGGTGCTTGCCGTGGACGTATCCCCAGTCGAGCCGGTAAGTACCGTTGAAGAACGGCCTGCGCGCAAGCGGTTCTTGTCACGCGCGCTAGCAGCAGCTTCTGCCGCAGCCTTGTCCGAAGCTGCCTGGTTCAGGGCTTTAGCCTCATTGGCGGCCTGTTCCTGAGCGTCACGTGCTTTGGACGCCGACTTCTTCTGTTGTTGCACAGAGTATGCCGTTGATGCCGCCGTTGCAGCAGCTGCGATGAGCATAGCCGTTGATGTAGCGATAGCCATGTTACAATCCTTTCACAAAAATGCGCTCAACTTGTTCGTAGCCCATGCGTGTATACATCTCTGCGACGGTGTCGGGCATGGACCCCTCTAGTAGAGCCATTGTTATTGCAACAGCCCCAACATCCTTTGCCCAGCGCTCGGCGGACCGATACAGCTGGATAGCAACTCGCGTGTGGCGGTAATCCTCATCGACGTACCAGAACAGTTCCTGGGCCAGGAGCTTTGTCTGAACAGTTTGCGATGGCGCAACCACCACCCCGATACCGCCTACGATCTTGTCCCCGTCCTCAGCAACCATGAAGAAGACGTTCGGTGCGCCAATCAGCTGGTCGAGCCCTTGTGTGCAATCGGCATCGTCACCCAGCACCTTTTTCCAGCCAGACAGGTCGAAGAACTGCCGCCCATACTTCTGGACGAATGGCCAATCCTCAATTGTTGCCTGCCGATAATTCATACCTACCTCCGATTATGACATTATACCATGAATGTTCTGCCCGTATTCGGAATTTTAATATCCCAACGGGTCATAGTTACTCTCTGTCTGGCGCGGCAGCTTAACGGCGTATTGCCGCTTTTCCTTGAACGCAACGGCCAGGTACCTGAACGCATCGGCCCCATGTGATGTCCAATCGTGGTCAGGCGAGTCATTATAGCACCGCATCTTGTCGTTCCAGCTCTTCTTATACTGGCGAAGAGCCTCGATCCCACGGTCACACTTCGACTGATCGAACCAGCATTTACCCAGGATGTTTCGCACGGCTTCTATACCATCCTGCACGGAAAGCTTTGGTACTGTGGTGAACTTGACTCCAAGGGATGCCGCGACGTCCTTGCGGCTCTTGCCCACTGAGAAGTCGCGCACCTCAATATCATGCGGCGCGTAGTGCTTCCCGTACAGGTAGTTCTTCTCTGCGAGGATCTTCGCATAGTGGACCATGCCCTCGCCGCTATTCTCATAGTAGTCGATGATCCGGATCTCCATGCCAGAGACTTGGTAGAACCAGATAGCCGTCGAGTCATGCGTGCCCAAGTCCCACGCTGTGTGGACCTCCAGCCGCGGCTCGTATGGCACTGTGCGAATACGCTCCTCCTTGAGGGCCTTCTCCATCTGCGCGCCGTAGTATGAGCCCACGAGAGCGGCATCGAATGAACAGTAGAACTCCTGCTGCACCATTTCCTCTGGCATACCAGCAAGGCGCTCCTCCTCGATGACGTCAACACCGATAGCTTGCGTATCCTCAATGGTAAGGGTCTGCGCAAACCATCGCGGGTTCCTCTTGGCCATGTCCATGATCTCGTGGCCGTGGTTGCGCCCCCGTGGCGTGTAGATGAAGAGAGCCCAACCACCGTTCTCTGCCAGAATTGGTCGAATGTAATCCCACGCACGGGGGTCCTGCAGCGAATACTCAGAGAACACGCAACCGACGGGGTTTGCACCCACCAGGCGGTCGACGTTGTCCGTGCCAACAACCTGCCAGATCGAGCCGTTCTCCAACTCCAGCTTCATCTCCGTGTTGTTCTCCGACTTGATGGCCTCCCGTGGCCACGCATCGCGAAAGGCCTTGCCCTCCTTTGTCCGGCCATCCCACACGATCTTCCGCCCCTGGTTGTACGTAGGTAGCAAGTGCCAGTATAGGCCAGGTCTGGTAAACGCGGAGACAACCGTCCAGTTCAGTGCTGCCGCGTCCTTACCAGCGCGTCTGTGCCACACAGCAACGGCCCGCTTGCCACCCTTCTCGAGGTACGACCATAGCGGAATCTGGTACATCCGCGGCATCCAGTTGACTGGTACTTGTATGTTAGACATTCGTCGTTACCTCACACATCAATGATCCCATCCTCGTCTGTTTTCAACTTCTCCACGTCGGTGCGCATGGCTTCAAGGGTTACGTTGTCTAGCTCCTTAACGTCCTTCATCAGCTTGCGGGCCGCCTGATTGTCGAGCATCATCCGGCTGCCCTGGAGCTTGTCCAGTTGATCAGCCATAATTGCAGCCTGATCCGGCATGACGTCGGAGAATCGCACGACGCTAAAGGTCACAGACGCCTTAATCTCCTTGTTGACGTCGAGGGACCGCTTCTTCGGATGCACGTACTGGGCAAGTTCTTTCGCAGCCGCTAACTGTTGATCAGGGTCCTCAGCCAATTCGCCGCTGGCAAACTTCGCCATGATACGAATCGGGTCAACGCCCTCCTCTTCCAGCGTATCCAGAATGGGCTTATTAACTAGTGGGTTACCCTGGCCGTTGTCGTAGTGCTTGGTCATGGTAGGATCCTCAAATGATTAGACTTCGGTTAATAGTCGCCTCCACTTCCTCTGCTGGGAACTTCTCCAGCGTACGGAGGTGCTGCAACAACTTGTCCAGGGGTTGAAAGCGCGCAACAAACGGATCGAGCCCACAATACACGCGCAAAGGGACTGCGAAGGCCTCAACCAGGTTTCCAACCTCCTTGGCGCTCGCCGAGCCGTTCATGTACTGTCGCGGAATGTTCAGTTTATATCGCCTTACGGGGGCGGGCGCACGCGTGGGGGCGCGATAGTAATTTGAACTGCAAGCCTTGCATGCGCCGCAGTACGTGATGACCTGGTGTCCCGCTACGCGCTTCGTGGATTTGTCGAACGCGGACAAGGGCTTCAGAGTCCCACATCGTACGCAGCGCCGGTCAGACATGGGCTAGCTCCTGCGCGACGCGCTTATTTGCATTGCGCACACGGTAGTACTCCCGCGTGCATTCCTTGCAGTATGGGTTAGTCAGGTATGCGTAGAACGCCTCGTGAGGTTTGGTCTCCTTACAACGAGGGCACGTACGTTCATCACCGTCTTTCTTCAGTGTTACTGTCATCGATACGCCACTCATTTCCGTACTCCAGATTTACGCCGCTGAAAGTGTTTCTTCACAGCGTTTAGTTTCTTACGACTGCACTCCTTGCAGAAGTAGCCAAGGCCAGATGACCAGGTAAAATTAGTCTCAGCCTTCACCTCTCGACACTGCGGGCACCGTTTTGTACCTTTGCCCTCTTTAAGTTGGGGTGTATCTGCGTGGGCTTGCTCGTGGACCCATCGCTTGAATGTTTGCGCGTCCATGTTAATACTCCATGCTTAGATAATATATTATACACTACTGGTTGCTGGTTGTATACGGAAATTGATCAACCAATGCCGCACCTCGTATACATATAGGCAAACCAAGGGAACAAGGTTGACTCATTCAGCATACGCGAGGTCTAGCCCTTGTAACTCAGGCGATCTTTCGGTATACTTATGCCAGTTTGTATTAGCAGCTCTAATTTTGGTTATAGGCAATATGACTCAATAATTGCCCCAATATATCCTAAGTATTTGACTTGATTATCTTTTTGTTGTCGATATTGGGAGTATTGTGTCTTTGACTCCCTCTCATTCATTTTGAAAAAGTCGATGGATATATATATAGACCTCAACCTTGCCCCAACAGAAAGTGTAATTAAGTCAATAATTTAAGTGTCATTTAGTTTAGATGTAAGGTC